TGCGTATAAGCACTTCCTACTCCTACTACAAATCTATCTCTAATATCAGGGATATTAAAAGTTGTTGAGCCATCTCCTGCCCCAAAGGCATTTCCCTGTATTGTATATAAATCTGAATATGTTGCCCTACTTACAGCAGAACCATCACAAACCAACCAACCAGTTGATAGATTACCAGAACTTCCAGCCCATTCAACTACTGTCCCTATTGGAACTGCTGAATTCAAAACTGTTTCAATATCGTCTCGGAGAGCATTATACTGTGCCGAAGTTACTTCATTTCCTGCTACCACATCACTTGATTGCCATATCATAATTTCGGTTAGTTAAAATTAAGTTTCTAAAGACCAGTCTATTGTTAAAGTTTCTTGGTCTGTTTTTGTCTTTGTTATACTTGCTCTAGCAAACAATGTCCCAGAGTCGGCAGTAGCACTAGCATCATCTCCGAACAAACCAATTTCTGTTAAGTCATCATTTGCTTCTGAAGTTCCAAAGAACACTCTGTAAGAAGCTACATTTCCAGAAGCACTTCTTACGCTAATCTGCTTCCTTATTAGTTCCGTTGCCAGAGCAACATCTCCAACTGCAGGTGCACCTCCTCCAGTAGAAGCTCCAGTTCCTACTGCAAAATATGTGACCTGACCTGTACTTGCTCCTGCTAATCTTGAGGCTAGGGAGTTTTTACCGACTGTGGTTGCCGAGTTATGAAGCTCCAAAACAGTGGTTTTACCAGTCTTTTCGTTCTTAAAGGTCAGTTTTACATTATTAGATTCCATTGTATATTTTACCATTTTTTACTAAGTTATGTATTCCGACATATTCCAATCGGCATCACTATCGTATTTATATGCTCCCTCGTGTGTCGTTATAGACGGAGTTCCATCAGCTAGGGCATAGCTTTCCCCTGCTATGGTATTTATTTCATCAACCACTTCCTCACTACTGATATTAAGAGAGTTCTTGTCGCTCTCTATTAGATCTACTAGGAATTTCATTATCCCCAAAGTATCGGCAGAGGCTATTTTGATATGATATTCAAAGACTCCTCCACCCTTTGACCTTGCTGTTACACTTCTCACTACGAAATCATCATCTATACCCTCATCTGTTAAAGCTACCGTAATATACTGACCAACTACAAAACCAGTTTCAGTTGTGTCAAAATCCCCAACAATTAAAGACTCGGCATAATCATCTAGTTCTGCTTGTGCTCTCTCTCTCGCCTGTGAAATTGTATTTATCTTATTGTCAAAAATGATATATTCTAATTGACCATATTTTTCAATAGAGGCAGAATCTTCCAATGCTACAAGAACAGGGATATCATACTTTAGAGTAAAGGTCATAACTGTATCAGCAGTTGGAGCTGTTTCTGTTTCCACATACTTTTCTTGAAAACTCATAAGATAATCAAACTCCGTAAAATCATTTATATTTTTAATTCCGACTGTTTTTGAAGTCGCTCCCTCGGTTACGGTCAAATCGTGAGGCTTTTCTGGTAAGTAAAAGACTGTTTGCTGACCATCAGCGACCTGCTTTACTGTTAATGTATCCGAAAGGTAAGTCCCTCCTCTTACATAAACCCTGTTCCTTACAGCCGAATTATCAATAACGAACTGTAAGTTTTTATAATTCTCTTCACCAGTAATTGTAAACGGTGCTTCTGTAACATTGGGAATGACATAGTGAATATCCTTATCATAATCAATATACCAAAGCCTACCTGTAAGCTTGGCTATCGTTGATATACATTCCGATGGTGGAACATAGTTAAACACAAGATTAGTTAGTGTTACTCCTGCTACCACATTATCATAGGTTATTCCAGATCCTCCGCAATAGTTATCCACAATATGCTTGATAATTGCCCTATCGGTCATATTCTCATAATTCTCTACTACCAGATTTCTATCTAAGTCCCTAGTATAATCTACGCAGGATATATCCCAGTCTACGAAGCTACCCTTTTTAGTTGGCATTGTTCTAAGTATCCTACCACCGAATATAACCACTCCACCTTGTGTAATAACAACCTCTTGGTCATTAGTTGGTATTGCCCCATCATCTCTAATTACCATTGAAAATGAAAGTGTAGAAGCCCCATTGCCATCGCTATCGGAAATATTTATAGAACGGTTGGTTATACATTTTGTTCTATCCGTTCCGTTAATTGTTAGTGTATAGCTAGACATAGCTTCTTCTGTTAGTTCTTAACTTACCTACTATGGCATCTCCAATCTTCTCGGCATATTCCTGTGCTATTTCTGGTGAGCTTATACTTGCTCCCGACATATCTATACTTAAACTAATTGCCCCACCACTAGAAGCACCCAGTCCTTGTTGAACTACTTGACTAATAGGATTTAGTTGTATATCCCCTATTTTACTCAATTCTTTTTCTGCGAGATTAACCCCAGACCTTAGCTTATCAATTACTGACGGACTATGTCGCTTCGTAAGATCTAAAGCATCTTGAATCGTGTTTTTAATATCGTTGAATATCTGTTGAGCCTTTCTCTTTATAGTTTCAAACGGATATGTTACAAGCTTTACGATAACATCGCCAAAGTTTTTAGCGCTAAAGATGTCTTTGATTTTTCCAACGTGCCACTCAATATCGTCTTTGATTTTCTGAAATCTGTCTTTAGCTTGTTTATGTAACCAAGTAAATGCTGAAACCAAAGCCCCTACAACTGCTATTAGGGCAGTTATAACACTTATAATTACCACTATGGCGACCACTAAAACCCCTCCTATTACCATAGCAACAACCTTTAACACTTGTTTCCATTGCTCCATACTTAATCCTGACTCCTCCATTGCTTTCTTAACTTGCTCCTTTAAGAACTCCCAAGCAGGAACGATTGAGTCGTTTATCACCCAAACAATGTAATCAAATACAGGCTGTCCGTATATCTCCCACTTCTCTTGAATGGTCTTCCAAGTTTTTTCTATCCAGTCTTTCATATCAATTATCGCAGGCAGGAGTTTTGTTGATATAAAGGTTGATAACGCCTCAACTATTACTTTCGCTGTATCAAATACCCCTGTTTCTCGGACAAAATCAGATACGAATATATCCCACGAATCTTTTAAGTTGGAAAGTAACTGTTGCCAAGTCCCTGCCTGTGCTGTAAATCCTTGTGCAGTTATACCACCCTCTTCACCTGCTTTCTTGAAAGCACCAAACAGTAATTCTGCTGCGTTTTTAGAGTCTTTTAACTTCTCCGTGGTCAATCCTGAATATTTTAGTATATCGTTAAACATAGGTATAGCACTCTGAAACTGTCTTATATCCATTTCTGTAACCTTTCCTGTGGAAGACACCTGTTGGAGATTAAGAATAACCCTGTCTAGTTCGGCAGATCCTTTTCCACTCGTAGCTATTGCCTTTCCTACATCTAATAGAACATCTATTGCCTTGTTTCCATCTTTAGTAATTGCCGTTAGGGCTTGAGTTGCACTTACAAGTCCAGTCATTTCAAATGGTGTAGCTTTTGCTTCTCTTTTAATTCTTGCCATAACATCATCAGCCTTTGTTGCACTACCTAACAAGGCAACAAAACCCTGTCTAGCAGACTCTAACTGCCCTGCGACTGTAAGACCTGCCCCACTTACTGCTAGAAATCCAGTAGCGACAGCAGTAGCAACAGACAAAGCAATCACTCCAACACCCTTGAATGCTTTACCTATTACTCCGACCTTTTTAGACGAGGTATCTGTGGTTTCGGCAGTTGTTTTTACTACCTGATCCATCTTAGCCTCAAAGTCTTTTATATTTGCAGTTACTTTTCCTGTTATTTCTCCTAGATTCATTTTTTTACTTTAATCAACTTAGAACCTTTTGCTAGTTCTCTCTTAAAAGACTCTAGCTTCTTTCTGTCTATATCACTATCCAGAACATCTTCACTACTACCTTTTAGTATGTTAAATAGCTCCATTGGTTTCTCACTATAGGGATTGTGAGCAATTTGTAATGATAGGAGAGCTTCGCTTTTCTTTCTTCTTGATATGATGTCCATTAGATTTACTATTTCATCTATTCGGACATCATTTAGAATATAATCAAATCGCCAACCATATTCAGAAGCTAGAATGTCAATTATTGTAAAAACCCATTCATTTTCCCCTACTTCTTGGATTTCTGATTGAACATCTTTGCTATCTCTCCTGAATCTTTTTTTATTCTCTCAATATCATTAACTTCTAAAAGAGCCTTTATCAAACTAACTGTATCGGCAAGGTCTAGAAATGCCAACTCCTCTTTACTAATTCCAGATAAGTCACTCAAAATCTGGTATATATCTTCCTCTGAAGTGGC